CGCGCTTGTGTTCGGCTACGCCCACTCGATCCAGGTCTTCAGGGTCATAGAGCCAGTACACATTCGCATGTTCATAGTTCGGATCCCTCGCACCTCTGAATACCTCGCGACCTTCCACAGACCACAGGTCGGATACGATGTTCAGGTCGTGCTCGGTAATGTCTGCACTGACAGGGTAGACAATCGAACGATCAATCGTCGAGAACATTACTTACGAGAGCGTTTGGTTTTACGGCGAGTTTGACGCCGCCTACGTCTCGTGCGACGTTTTCCCCCCGCTACCGTTCCCTCTACCCATTTCAAAACGGTATCGCGTCTGCCGTTCAGAATTTTGTACATTTCGTCAAACTCAACTTGTCCCATAGTTTCCAGGTGTAACTGAGGTTTGTCCACTCCGATCGTTTTCGGGTCCGCGATGTACTTCAGCATCACCATTGACCATGGTACGCACGTTTCTGCACTTTCCTCCCCATACCGCTGAAGATCCATAGCATACCCCTCGAGACCCTTCGCCACTCCATCTTTGTATGTCCTCTTCTCACTCAACTTGGCAGCAGCCCCAACGTATGCCCGGATGTATGTCCCTTCCCCTATCATTGCTTTCCCAACAACGTTGTGCCAATTCCTAGGGGCGACGTCCGGGTTCTCCTCGTTCTTATTGAACAGCCACCAGAATGTCGTGTCGTATTGTTCAAGGAACCAGATGGTCGGTTTATCTTTGGATCTGTTCACGAAGTACGGTATGATATGATGTATCTCCTTTTGGGTCGGTGAGGGCCACACTAATCGCAGAAGTCCAAATACAGGTCTGCCTTCGTTGCGTACTTCTTCGAACCTTTTAGTATAACCGGAGTTATCCTTATCCAACATGTCCTTGGGTGTCAGGTAACGGAAGTGTGTTGCATACCCACGTTTGTCATTACAAACGAACACGCATTTAAAAATGTACCCAACGTATATCTGCGAATAGCCATACAGTACCTTGTTCGCATAGCGTACCAGGTCAAATTTTTCCGATGTGAAGGGAAACCGGCCGTTGGCGGGGCGCGTAAGAAACTTGCGTTCTGGTTCGCGATATCGTTTCTTCCCTGCAGGCGGGGTCGGGGCGAGAACTTCTGCCGTTAACTCTTTTACTTCGTTCGCAAGGATGTTCAATTCTCCTTCAGAAATAGGAGAGTCGGCTTCGCCCGGCTCAAGGGGAACTTCCGCATCAACGACCGGCTTGACCCCCTCTTCCTGGGAATCCATTACTCTAATCGAACGAAATCTTTACGGGAACGTCGTGGATACGCACGGACTTTGTGGCCGAACGGCTCAGTTCGTGGCGCTTCCGACGCTCACCGTCCTTGGGTTGAATCACCTGCGAACAAGACTCCATATCTGCGTGAATCTCATCGTAGTGCGTATCGAGGTAGTCTAGAATCTCATCCTGAATAGCCCACTCGAAGAAGTTCAGCTGCCCCACTGTGGTATCCAGGCCGCGGAACTGAATTCGCTTCCATCGGCAGAACGGGTCAAACATCTTTTTGTTGTACGCCTTGAGATGCGACTTGTAGACCAAGTACACAATGACGTGACGGTTTCCCTTAGCCATGAAAGAAACATTGTACTTCTTTGAGTAATTGGTAACAAACCAATCTAGCAGACGTAGGCTCAGACGCGACTTGCCCGTGAGAACCTCCTCGATGCGCCGGAAGTTGTCAGGGTTGGCGTAGAAGCCCTCAAGGCGGCGCAAGACCCACTGTTCTTTACTTTGAATGGTCTCCATACCGATTCTGTGTTCCAGCACTGAAAATGAGTTTTCGAGCCTGACGCATAAAGAAACGCATGGAGTCAGTCATCACAGAATGGCTGGGTGAACCACCGTATACCCGTCCAAAGAAGCGCTTGAAGCCCCTGATCATGCTGATGGTGGTGCTGACTCGCGTTAGCTATACCAAGACCAGGCGCTTCGTCTTCACGGCCCTCGAAGAGGCAATGAAGGGTGAACTTGGACGCATCTGGATGCGTGACCGGTGTGTGCGTCGCACGATCAGGGTCTATGGCGCCAACGATCAGCGGACGACAGGGTGGCACATGAAACGTGGAGAGATGATCACAGGTTCCGAGGTATCGCAGGTGTTTACGGGGGGAGAGACGCGGAGAAGTCTGATCCTTCGCAAACTCGAACCACCGCAGCCGCCGACACCCGGACAGTACCAAGCCCCTCTCATCTGGGGCACAAGGTTCGAGCCCATTGCGAAGGCCATCTATGAAGAGGAGACTGGATGCAAGATTATCGATGTATCGTGCGTCCAACATCCTGTATACACCTTTCTCGGGGCATCGCCGGATGGTATCCTCTTCCCAACCGACCCGGCGGATGTGCGTCGGCGCGGTCGGCTGGTCGAGTTCAAGTGTCCCTTCTCTCGCCCACCGTCTGACGGTGTTCCTAGCGCCTATGTCCACCAGATGCAGATGCAGATGGAGTGTTCAGGCATTGACGAGTGCGAGTATGCAGAGTTCCGGTTCAAGCAGGTCTTCTCGTCTGAGTGGATTCGCTCGACGCTGACCAAAAGTGTCTTCGCAGTGTATCCAGATGACACACTCCACTACAAGGCGCAAGATACGGATCTGAACACGTGGCTGCGGAGTCTTGGCCAGGACGCAGATCCGCAGTTCATCTATTGGATTCTGATGTCCACGAAGAAGGCGTTCGTACCGAAGGATATGGATTGGCTCCCAACTCACCTTCCTGCGCTCAAGGCGACGTGGGATGAAGTACTCGTACACCGCGCGGCAGGAACGAAGCCGGAGCCAGTACCCAAAGCTGTAGTTACACTGGACATTTAATGACCCCGGGGAAGTAGTATCCTTCCGATCCGACGTTTGTGTGTGGGAACCACCGGTCTGGCATGATGATTTTTCGGTGAGGGTTGAGGAAGGCGCCCCACCAGGAGAAGGACGAGTTCGCGCAGATTCCACCTGCGCACTGACTCATAAGAAACAGGGTATCGAGTTCAGGCTCAATGACCAATGTATGCTTGAGCGTGGCCATGAACGGTCGAGACATGGTGTACCCTACATCGTTTGTCACGACAAAGAAGTGAGCACCCGGGAACATCGCGATGGCACGTTCATAGTAGGCGTCCAACTTAAGGTCATGATAGGGGTTGTTGACGTAATCGCCACCGCGGATATGGAGGAAGATCCCTTCCTTGATGCCCTCGTATTTGTCCTGGGTTCCAGTTGGGAATAGGAGTTCACGCACGAAATCGGCGTCCACATACTTCCAGTCCTGAAAGTACCCAGCTAGGCGAACGTCCGGATGCAAAAGAAACGTGATCCGCCAGTCGATGGACTGTTCTTCAATCCGGATAGGAGTACGACCAGTCAATACCATCGGTCGAAATCGCCAGAAGACGGTGTCGAAGTACGAGACCAACGAATGGTGTGACGGATTCGCCAGAGACTGCAGGTAGGGTCTACGGCCTGTTTTAGATGCGATATGCATGAGAGCAGCTAACTGGAAAAGCTGGTTTCCGAGTCCGCCGACCAATTCCATGGTCAGATGTCCGACCATTTTATTACTTTCACATGCAGAGTGAAAATCCCGTAATGACCGTAACGTTTGTTACAGCATTCTTGGATCTACGAGAAGATAGACCCAAGGATCGCGCAACGGACGTGCGCTTCGAACTGTTCAAACAGCTCAATGCAACCGGGATCAGGCTTCACGTATTCATTAGTCCTGAGTTCCGTGACCGACTACCCCCGATACACAATGGAGTTGTTGAGACCATTTCGCTAGAGGAACTTGACCTCTATCCGATCTCCCCCCGAGGACTACCTGAGACTCGGTCAGACGTGCACGACACCCGTAACTTTTTGATCCTTATGAATGCGAAGATTGAGTGTATCCGGAGAGCGATTCGTTCAGGCCATCATTCATCCACGCATTATGCGTGGGCGGACTTTAACTTGTATCACGTACTGCGAGATCCGGCATCTGCAGACGAGTTACGTGCACTTTCAACGGCCTACCTCCCACCCTCGTGCATGTTCTTCCCTGGGTGTTGGCAAAAGGGGGTGTACTGGGACTCTGTGAACTGGAGGTTCTGCGGTGGATTCTTTCTTGGCGATGTCGATTCGCTGAACAGGTTATATGAGTTCTACCTCAACGAGTACCCCAGACTTCCCAAGCTGACCTGGGAAGTCAATGTCTGGGCCCACTTCGAATCACTTGGGTTCCATTTCGATTGG